TTTACAGGTATAGCATTTTTTCATAATTCAAAATTAAATTCTTTACCTTGTTCACGTTACTTGAACATTAATATTTTATGAACATGGACAAAGTGTTAGTTTTTAATAGGGTTATCTTTAAGGTGAATTACCCACAGCCTAAAGGCATCGGAGTTTTACGCTCAATTTATAAAGCGTTTTTTCTTTTAATTAACAATTCTATTTCTTTCATAAATCAAAACTAATTAATTTAATTATACAAGGTTGTTAAGGATTAGCTAAAAAGGGGTTTCTTCAAACTGAACATCATCTGCTGTATTACTGTTGTTGGTTGCTTGTGTTGTGTTTGTTGTGGTAGCTTGTTTAGAACCCAATAACTGAATAGAAGAAACCCTTAATCTTAATTGTGGAACTTTTACACCATCTTTATTTGTATATACATCTACTGATGGTTCACCTTCTACATAACATTGCAAACCCTTCTTTAAATATGGCATAATAGCTGTTTTATCAGTCCAATACGAACAAGATAACCATATTGACTTGTTTACTGTTTCTCCTTGACTGTTTTTATAGGATTCACTATGGGCAGCATTAAAGTTAATAACGCTTTTGCCATTCACATTGTTTAAAATAGCATCACTTCCTAAGTGTACTATTGCTGTTGTTTTAATCATTGGTGTTGTTTTATATTTGTTTTTAAAATAATATTAAAGCCTTTGTTTCATCAATTTTAAAAAGGCATTTCTTCTATTGGTTTCCAAGATGAAACTTCTTTGCTAAAAGGCGTATCATCAGGGTGACTTGATATTTGCATTGTCTTTCCAATAAATGACATTGCAAAGTTTAAACATTCCCCATGTCTATTTTTATCTGCTTTACCTATGCAAAGCCCTATTGGGTTATACTCTTTACCACCTATTGAAACAGATTCCAACATGCCATATTTTTCAGGTCGCATTAAAAACAATACACTATCTGCATCTTGTTCAATATTTCCACTTTCTCTAAGATCGGACATTTGCGGCATTTTATCGGCTCTTTTTTCAACCTCTCTACTTAATTGGCTTAATGCTATTACAGGTATATTTAATTCTTTAGCTAACATTTTTAAGCCTCTAGTTATTTCACCTACAATGTCATTTCTATTTTTGTTTTTAACATCAACACCTTCCATTAATTGCAAGTAATCAACAACGATATATCCAATATCATTTTTACGCTTTAAAATAGTTGCTCTAGTTCTAATAGAACGAATATTCATAGAACCACCATCTTCTATAAAAATAGGTGCTGCACCAACTCTATCTAAACTTTGATAAAATTTAATTTCATCTTCTTTACTTACCATTCCTTGCCTAATATCACTATGCGAAATACCACTATCCATAGATGCCAACCTTCTAGTAAGTTGTATTCCATCCATTTCTAAACTAAACCAAGCACCCTTTATTTTGTTAATTACTGATACATGATGCGTAATTGATAAAGCCATTGCTGTTTTACCCATAGAAGGTCTAGCTGCTATAATAAACAAATCGGGTGGAACTAATCCACTAAATATTCTATCTATCGGTATAATTCCTGTTTGAATACCTAAAACCCCTGTTTGTTTTATTGTTTCGTATTGGTCATAAACTTTAGATGAATAATAACCCATATCCCTAATCTGTCCACTTAAAACCCTTTCTTGGGTATTAATTATCTTATTATCTGCCTTATCATATATATCAAAAGCATCAGTAGAATCTTCATAAGCATCTTGAATAGCTTCTCCTGAAATAACTATCATTTCCCTTTTAAGGTAAAACTGTAAAATTAACCTACAATGAGCATCAATATGAGCAGAAGAAACTACATTATTTGTTAATTTAGTAATATAATAAGCACCGCCAACGTAATCTAATTTATCAAGTTTTTTTAATTGTTGAACAACTGTTAAAATATCAATACTCTTACTTTCGTCATATAAGCCCATTATAGCCCCGAAAATTTCTCGGTGAGCATCTACATAGAAAACCTCCTTAAAGAGCAAATTTGATACATCAGGAACGCAATGAGGGGATAAAAGCATAGCACCTAGTATTACAATTTCCAATTCTGATGATTGTGGTGGTACTTTTCCGTAAATTAATAGATTTTCGTTATTTTTTCTCATTTAGTTATTTTAAGACAATTTTAGTTGCCATTTCTTTAGGATTTACCTTTGTCATTTGTTGGACTATCCCTTGCCATTGATTGCAAATTACTGAAAGTGGCTTGGTTGAATACCAATTATCAGAAGATATAAATTTAACTATTTTACCCCAACTTTTTATAACATCTAATTTTTTAACATCAATCGCATCTGCTTTCTTCCAACCCTTAAATTCTGCAATTCGGTAAGCAAGTTGTAAAAGTGCATGGGAATCTTTTTCTAAATCTTGTGGGTAAGTTGGATTTTCAGTAAGCCAAACTTTAAGCATTTCGGGAATAAGCATTTTTAAAATTATTTCATTTTTAATAGATATATCTTCATTTATATTTTCATCTTCGATATGGTTATCTCTAGGTAAGCCATTAGGTTTACCACTAGGTTCTTCACTAGGTAAACCACTAGGTTTGCCACTAGCATTTGGTCTGCCACCTTTTAAGCCATTTTCACGTCTGCTATCTGTAAAAAACCTTCTTTTTTCAATTTCAGTAGAAAGTCGGCTATTATAATAATTACCATCTTCCGATAGCTGAAACTTAACCATAACGTCAACCGACACAGAACCTACCGATAACCTAATGGTTTTGTCTGTTAAATAGCCTTTTTGATGTTGTAAGCATAGTAATGTTATATATTGTCCTCTTTCTTCCATAGTTAAATCTGCTATCCCATTTAAGAAATCAGAACTATAAAATAAAAATGCAGGGTCTTTAATCACTTTGTATTAGTTTAAATTTAAAAAATAAGTTTGTTTTAAAATTTAGTTCCTAGCACTTTTTCTAAAGCGATAAGTTCTTCTTCTTTAAATTCCCATACACCTATTTTTTTTCTTGAAAACTTGTACTCTGACATTTCAATACCTAATTCTTTAAGTTTACCTACAACCCATCCTTGCTTTCTACCTTCTTTAACTAAAGCCCTATTTATTTTTTCGCATAATGAAAGTTCTTCGTTTTTTCGCATAATTAATTATTTTAAATGCAATACTAGAAAATAAATTACACATAAAAAAATTTTATTTATAAATATATTTGTTTTAGTTTCGTGTTTCAATTAATTAACTATGGAAAGGAATGGAGAATAGAGAACTAATATATGACTTAGCTAAAAGATTAGACCTAGTAATTGAAGTAGAGAATAATGGTGTTATTAGTTATTATCGGTTTATTGATGGGGTATTAAGAAAAATAAAAATGTAAATTATGGAAAGTACGGTTTTTAATGAAGATTGTATGTCTGTTATGGCACGTTATTCCGATAAGTATTTCGACCTTGCTATTGTTGACCCTCCTTATGGACTTGGAAATAAATTGGTAGATGGTGGTGCAGGAAGGAACGGAAAGTTTGATAAAAATAGGGATAGCGTTAAGTGGGATATATTACCATCTGATGATTATTTTAAAGAATTAAAACGAGTAAGTAAAAATCAAATTATTTGGGGTTCAAATTATTTTTCAATGCCACCGACAAGATGCAATATAATTTGGTATAAGATGCAAGAATTTAGTGGAGCAGATTTTGAGTTGGCTTGGACAAGTTTTGATAAAGCAAGCAAGGCATTTAAAATGAGTAGGGTTGAAGCATATTCTGATGGTAAAATTCACCCTTGTCAAAAACCAATAAAATTATATGATTGGATATTAAAAAACTATTCGACTAAAGGCGATTTGATTTTAGACACACATTTAGGTAGTGGCAGTAATAGAATAGCTTGTCATAAGGAAGGGTTAGAATTTGTCGGCTGTGAGATTGATAAAGATTATTTTGAAGCACAGGAAGCAAGGTTTAAGGACTTCACTTCACAGCTTCGTTTATTTGGGTAGTAGTATTGCCAACACATATATATTACCTACAATTGGTTTAATAAATAACTAAAAAAATGATAACACAATTAAACCCAATGATACCAATTATACACAAAGAAAGTGGTGTTAATGGTTATGCCTTCTTAGTTA